CATCTTTCTTGACGAGTTCGCGTTCATCCCGAATCACATTGCTGATGACTTCTTTGCCTCTGTTTATCCTACTATTTCTTCTGGACAGAGCACAAAGGTCATCATAGTCTCAACGCCACGCGGTATGAATCACTTCTACCGTATGTGGCACGATGCGGAAAGAAATAAAAATGAGTACGTTCCAACCGATGTTCATTGGTCAGAAGTTCCTGGAAGAGATGCTGCTTGGAAAGAACAAACTATTGCCAATACATCTGAACAACAGTTTAAGGTTGAGTTTGAGTGTGAATTTTTAGGATCTGTCAATACTCTTATAAATCCATCAAAACTTAGAAATTTTGTGTATGAAGACCCAATACAAAGAAATGCCGGTCTTGATATCTACGAAAAGAGTAAGCCAGATCACAATTATCTAATTACCGTCGATGTTGCTAGAGGTATGGGTAATGATTATTCGGCATTTATAGTTTTTGATACTACATCTTTTCCATATAAAGTAGTTGCAAAATATAGAAATAACGAAATAAAACCAATGTTATTTCCCAGTATAATTAATGAGGTGGGAAAAGGTTATAATAATGCATGGATTTTAGTAGAAGTGAATGATATTGGAGACCAAGTAGCAAATATTCTTCATTTTGATTTAGAATACGATAATATTCTAATGTGTTCAATGAGAGGCCGTGCTGGGCAATTAGTAGGTACTGGTTTCAGTGGTAAAAAATCACAACTTGGGGTGAGAATGACTGCCGCTGTTAAAAAACTGGGGTGCTCAAATTTAAAAACATTAATGGAAGATGATAAACTATTAACCATTGACTATGATATCATTTCAGAACTAACAACATTTGCACAGAAGCATAATTCTTTTGGAGCAGAAGAAGGATGTAATGATGATTTAGCAATGTGTCTTGTCATTTTTTCGTGGCTTGTTGCACAACCTTATTTTAAGGAAATGACTGATAATGATATCCGTAAAAGAATTTATGAAGAACAGAAAAATCAAATTGAGCAGGACATGTCTCCATTCGGGTTTATTTCTGATGGACTAGATGATTTTGAAGTTACTATTGATAAAAAAACCGGAGATTCTTGGATGTTTGCTAATGAAAGCAACAAACTACAATCTTTAGAAATTTGGAATGTTGATGAATATGGTGATAAGTCTTATATGTGGGACTATATGTGATGGAATTTGAAGATCAAATTGAATTAGAGCATTTATTTTTTTTAGATAGAAAATGTAGATCTTGTGGAAAAATTAAAAATTTAATAGATGATTATTATATCACTAGGAAAGACAGAACTACTCTTGCATCTTCATATTCTTATGAATGTAAAGAATGTACAATCAATAGGATAATAAAAAATAGAGAAAAATCTAAAAATGATGGTATAAATTGGATATATCCAGATTGGTAATTGTTCACGCACCGTTTCCCCATTCTAAATAACATTTTTAATAAATATTTCTAGAATAATTCTGGTACGGAGAACGTAAGATGCCACTTAATTTAGCATCTCCTGGACTTGTAGTGAGAGAGGTTGATTTAACGATTGGTAGAGCAACGCCATCATCGGATAAAATCGGCGCAATCGTTTCACCATTTGTCAAGGGCCCTGTAGAATCACCAATTTTAGTTGAAAACGAAAACGATTTATTAGATAGTTTTGGAAAACCTCATGATGTTGATAAGAACTATGAGCACTGGTTATCGGCAGCATCATACTTAGCATATGGTGGAGCATTAAGAGTTGTTAGATGTGATAATGCAGAACTTACCAATGGATTTGTCGGTAGTGCATCAAGTATAAAAATTAAGAGTCTTGAGCACTATACTGAACTTGGTTATAATGATAATACTATTCCCAATGTACAATTTGCTGCAAGAAATCCAGGATCATGGTCCAATGATATTAGAGTTGCAATTATTGATGGTAAAGCAGATCAAAGAGTCTATATTAGTGACACTACCAATATCACAGTTGGAATGGGTGTTACACAAGCAGTAGATGGAAGAGTCGCTGCAGGAGCTGGAACTACTACTCTACTTACTGGTTATTTGAGAGGGATTATTACTGAAGTCGATTCGGCATATTTAGGAGTCAAAGTTCTTTCACATGTTCCAAATGGTGGAACAGAAACAGAACGTGACTACTCTCCAAATAGTGTTTATGAGTTTAAGTCATCTCAAAATATTACTGTTCGCAATTCCGCATTAACTGGAATTGCTACTGAATCAGTAACATCTACTTTAGATTGGTTTGATCAGCAAACTATTACATTGAATGCATCATCAACAGTTAAATGGAATGCCTTATCAAATCGCCCAACTACCACCGAATATGCTGCTGCAAGAGGTTCTAGATTTGACGAACTTCATGTTGTCATTATTGATGCACAGGGATCCATAACAGGAAATGCTGGAACAATTCTTGAGAAGCATTTAGGTTTGTCCAAGGGAACAGATGCTCAATATTCCGTAGGATCCACTTCATACTGGAGAAAATATCTTGCAAATTCTTCTAATTATGTGTTTGCTGGAACTTCTCCAACAGGTATTGTAACAACAGGATTTAGTTCTGGGTTTACCTTGGAAACTGATGTTGCATGGGATCAAGAAGTTTCTAATATTACTTTTGCTGGTGGTGGTGCAAATAATTACACCCTTGCAGGTGGAAAAAATTATGATGGTACATCCACGTTAACAACTGGATCTTTACAGGCAACACTTGCAGATTTATCTTCTGGTTATGACTTATTTGAAAATACTGATAATTTTAAAGTTGATTTCTTATTAATGGGTTCGGCAGGTTATGGGAAGGAAACTGCTCAAGCACTTGCCAATAAGTTAATTTCTGTCGCAGAATTGAGAAAAGATGCAATTGCATTTATCTCACCATATAGAGGATCTGCAATTACAGACACTTCAGTTCAGTCTGAAGTTACTATAAGATCTGCAGCAGATATTACGACAAATGTAGTCTCTTTCTATTCTGCGGTAACTTCTTCTTCTTATGCGGTATTTGATAGTGGATACAAATACATGTACGATAGATTCTCAAATACATTCAGATATGTACCCCTGAATGGTGATATTGCGGGAACCTGCGCAAGAAATGATATCAATAACTTCCCCTGGTATTCTCCAGCAGGTACTTCTAGAGGTGCGATCTTAAACGCAGTCAAACTTGCATACAATCCATCCAAGGCCCAAAGAGATACTTTATATTCAAATAGAATTAATCCAGTTATCTTCTCACCTGGATCTGGCATTGTTCTCTTTGGAGATAAAACTGGATTTGCTAAGGCATCCGCATTTGATAGAGTTAACGTAAGAAGACTCTTCATCTATCTTGAAGAAGCTATTTCAAGAGCTGCAAAAGATCAACTTTTTGAATTTAATGATTCTTTAACTAGAACAAATTTTGTAAATACTATTGAACCATTCTTACGCGATGTTCAAGCTAAGAGAGGAATTTTTGATTATGTTGTAATTTGTGATGAAACAAACAATACTGCTGCAGTGATTGATAATAATGAGTTTATTGCTGACATTTACATTAAACCCGCCAGATCGATTAACTTTATTGGACTAAACTTTGTGGCAACCAGAACTGGTGTTGCTTTTGAAGAAGTAATCGGTAATTTCTAATTAACTAAGAGGTTCAAAAACTATGGCAACCAGAAATCAATTAAATCCACCTCCTTTAAGAAAGATTACGGATTTCAAAAGTAAGTTAACCGGTGGTGGAGCAAGAAGTAATTTATTTGAAGTTGTTCTATCTTTTCCAGATATAGCACAAGCAGATACTAATGTTCTTGACAAATCAAGATTTTTAGTGAAATCTGCGGCTCTTCCAGCATCGAATATAGCACCTTTAGATGTTGCATTTAGAGGTAGAGTCTTAAAAGTTGCTGGAGACAGAACTTTTGATAGTTGGACAGTCACCATCATCAATGATACTGATTTTGCTATTCGTTCAGCATTCGAAAACTGGATGAATACTATTAATAGATTATCCGATAATACCGGTTCAACTGATCCTACATCGTATCAGGCAGATGCTTTTGTTTATCAGTTAGATCGTGATGGTAGTACTTTGAGAGCATATCATATGTATGATTTGTTCCCAACTTCAATCAGTCAAATCCCATTAGATTATGGTACAAGTACCATCCAAGAATTTACTGTAGAAATGCAAGTTCTTTGGTGGGAAGCGATTAAAGGTGATTCTGCTGCTGCTGGTGGACAGGACATCAATTAAAATTGAATAAATAGATTATATTAAAGTAGTTTAAATTTATAAAATGGCGAAACTTTTTGGTTTTTCGATTGAAAACAAGGATAAGAAATCCAGTTCTATAGTTTCCCCCGTCCCAGTAAATTCTGAAGACGGGGTTGATTATTATATTCAATCTGGATTTTACGGGCAAACCGTAGATATTGAGGGAGTATATAGAACTGAATTTGATTTAATTCGTAGATATAGAGAAATGTCTCTACATCCAGAATGTGATAATGCGATAGAAGATGTTGTAAATGAAGCTATTGTAAGTGACTTATACGATTCACCGGTAGAAATTGAGTTGTCAAATTTAAATGCTAGTGATAAGTTAAAAAATATTATAAGAACTGAATTTAAATATATTAAAGAAATCATGGATTTTGATAGAAAGTGCCATGAAATTTTCAGGAATTGGTATATTGATGGAAGGGTATACTATTTAAAAGTTATTGATATGAAGAATCCTCAGGCAGGGATTCAAGATTTAAGATATATTGATCCTATGAAAATTAGGCATATACGCCAAGAAAAGAAAGATCCAAATCAAAAATATAAAAATCCTAGTCTTAGAAACTCAGATCAAGATACCAAATTTCTAGAAATTGAAGAATATTTTGTATATACTCCAACATCAAATAATCCATCTGGTCCATTATTTAATAATACCAAAAAAGGTACTATAAAAATTGCAAGGGATTCTGTAGCATATACAAATTCTGGACTAGTAGATAGAAATAAAGGTACTGTACTTTCATATCTTCATAAAGCAATTAAGGCACTCAATCAACTTCGAATGATTGAAGATTCTCTTGTAATTTATAGACTTTCAAGAGCTCCAGAAAGAAGAATTTTTTATATTGATGTTGGCAATCTTCCCAAAGTTAAGGCAGAGCAATATCTTAAAGAAGTGATGTCTCGCTATAGAAACAAATTAACTTATGATGCAAATACTGGTGAAATCAGAGATGATCGCAAATTTATGAGTATGCTTGAGGATTTTTGGCTTCCTCGTCGTGAAGGTGGTAGAGGAACAGAAATTACTACTCTTCCCGGTGGTCAAAATCTTGGAGAACTTAGTGATGTAGATTATTTCCAGAAAAAACTATATCGATCACTTGGAGTCCCAGAATCAAGAATTGCTGGTAGTGGAGATGGTTTCAATCTCGGAAGATCTTCTGAAATTTTAAGAGATGAACTTAAATTTTCTAAATTTGTTGGAAGACTAAGAAAAAGATTTTCAAATTTATTCAATGATATTTTACGCACACAATTAGTATTAAAAAATATAGTATCCCCAGAAGACTGGGATAGAATGAGTGATCATATTCAGTATGACTTTTTGTATGATAATCATTTTGCAGAATTAAAGGAAAGTGAACTCATAACAAATCGTCTCACTTTGGCCACAACTATAGAACCTTATATTGGAAAATATTATTCTACAGAATATGTTAGAAAAAAAGTTCTTAGACAAACAGATTCCGAAATACAAGAAATTGATATTCAGATTGATGATGAAATTAAAAAGGGAATTTTACCCGATCCAAATGCTCCAACTGATGAAATGGGTAACCCAATTCCACAAGATGAAACTACAGTAGAAGGTGAAGCACCACCAGAAGAATTACCACCTGAAGAAAATCAACAAGTAGACGAATTAAATCCTCAGCAAATTCCACCTCCAAAACCTAAGGGTGGTAAAATATAAATAACTGTATATTAATAATAAATTTTATGGAAAATATTATAGATTTGATTGCTACAGACTCTTCTGCTTCGGAAATTACAGATAGTATTAAATCTGCAATTTTCTCTAAAGCAATGGAGAGAATTGATGCAGCAAGACCTGCAGTTTCAAATACACTTTTTGATATCGATACCACGGAAGAGGAATAATGCAAATAACTAAAATTATATCAACTGAAGTTGCTTTACCAACATCCGCAGGTACTGCATCAAGCATCACTGACGCAACTTGCGTAAGATTATATAACGGATCTGGTGATGCTGCAACAGTTAGTGTTGCCAGTAGCACTACTGCAGGTTTAGCAAATACATCAACATTTACCATTCCAAATACTGGTGTTGAATTTCTTCAAAAATCTGCTACAGATTATATTTGGGCATCATCAGCATTAGTTAAAGGTGCAAAAGTAGGATTTACAAACTAAGGAACAATGAAACTCATTACGGAAGAAGTATCAGAAGTTAAGTTTATTACCGAAGGAAACGGTAATTCTAAGAAAATGTTCATTGAAGGTATTTTTCTTCAAGGAAATATCTGCAATCGTAATGGAAGAATGTATCCAATGGAAACACTCTCCCGCGAAGTACAAAGATACACAGAATCTTTTGTAAACAAAGGTCGTGCCCTTGGTGAACTTGGACACCCAGATGGACCAACTGTAAATCTTGATCGAGTTTCACATAAAATTGTTTCTCTTACATGTGAAGGAAATAATTTTAGAGGTAAGGCACAACTTCTTGATACTCCAATGGGTAAGATCGCCCAATCATTAATTGGTGAGGGTGTTTGTCTTGGTGTTTCTTCTCGTGGTGTAGGTTCACTTAAAATGACTAATGAAGGTCATAAAGTTGTTGGTGAAGATTTTATGTTAGCAACTGCTGCTGATATTGTTGCGGATCCTTCTGCACCTGATGCCTTTGTTCAGGGAATTATGGAAGGTAAAGAATGGGTTTGGGAAGGTGGAATTCTTAGAGAAAGACTAGCAGAATCAACAAAGCGTAGAATTAATACTTTAGTTGATGAAAGAACTCTTCAGGAAAATAAGGTTTTATTATTCCAAGAATTTCTTTCAAATCTATAATTTATAAATAAATATAGATTATATACAGAAATCTAAACAAATGTCCGTTGGTAGAAATTTACAAGAAATGGAAAACGTAGTAACCAAAGGCGCAAATCCTGCAGAACCAATGCAATCTGGAAATGCTTCTGGTGTAGCAACACCTGGGCAAACTGGTGCATGGGAAGACTTGGGTGGCCCTACTCCAGATAACTATCGTCCAGATGACGATTCCGCAAAGATCAAAGATCCTGCAACAACTCTCGCTCAAGTGAAAAACGTTGTCAATGCAAAAGCAGATGCAGTTAAAGAAGAAGTTGCTGATGAAGACGAAGAAGTAATTTCTGAAGAAGATGATGATGTTGTTGAAGGTGGAGATGAAGATGTTGAAGAAGGTGGTGATGAGGTAGATGGAGAAGGTGCTGAAGAAGAAGTAGGCGAAGAAGAAGAAGTAGTTGAAGAAGATTTCAACATCGATGAAGATGTTAATGCTCTTCTTGCTGGCGAAGAACTCTCTGAAGAGTTCCAAGAAAAAGCACGTACTATTTTTGAAACTGCAATTCGTTCAAAAGTTTCTGAAATTAAAGAAGAACTTCAGCAGACTTACGAAAATGCACTTATCGAAGAAGTAGAATTTATTAAAGAAGCACTTACTGATCGTGTTGATACATACCTTGAGTATGTTGCAGATGAGTGGTTCCAAGAGAACGCTCTCTCTATTGAACACGGTCTTAAGACTGAAATGACGGAATCATTCCTTGCAGGAATGAAGAACCTTTTTGAAGATCATTATGTTTCAATCCCTGAAGATAGATATGATGTTATCGAGAGTATGGTAGATAAACTTGATGAAATGGAAGAAAAACTCAACGAGCAGCTCGAAAGAAATATTGCTCTTAATAGAAGATTAGCCGAGTCGGTTGCTGATGTAATCTTTGCAGATGTCACTGAGGGTCTCGCACTTTCTCAGAAGGACAAACTCGCTTCTCTTGCCGAAAATGTTGAGTTTGATAGTGAAGAGGACTATCGTGAGAAGCTGGTAACCTTGAGGGAATCATATTTCCCATCAAACGCTGGTACTCAAAGAAATGACTCTGAGACTTTATCTGAAGAAATGATTTCAGATACTGATTCTAATCAGTCAGTATCACCAATGATGGAGTCTTATCTTCAGACTCTTGGCAGAGTCGCTAAAAAGTGATTTATAGATTATAACAATCAAACTAAATTTTTTAAAAGAGGAAACACAAATGCAGATGTTCAATGCAGAATATTTGCAGGAGAAGTGGGCACCTATCCTGGACTACTCAGGACTCGATGAAATCCAAGATTCACATCGTAGAGCTGTAACCGCTATCCTGCTCGAAAACCAAGAAAAGGAACTCCGTGAGGCGCGTGAGTTTCTGTACGAAACTCCAACAAACTACACCGCTTCTGGTGCTGGTGCTGCTGGTTTTGGTGGTAGTGCACAAGGATTTAGTGCTGGACCTACCGCAGGTTTCGATCCAGTTCTGATCTCCCTGATCAGACGTTCAATGCCTAACTTGATCGCATACGATCTGTGTGGCGTTCAACCAATGAATGGTCCTACTGGACTTATCTTCGCAATGCGTTCACGCTACAACAATCAGTCTGGCGCTGAAGCATTCTATAACGAAGCAGATTCTGCCTTCTCTGGGCAAGATTCTGGATTCGATGTTACCACTGGATTCACTGGTGGATCAGTTGGTATGGGTACTACCGCTCAGGGTGGAACCAATCCAAGCATCCTTAGTCCTTCAAATCAAAATGCTAACGCAGGTACTGGTGCTGATCAGTACAACGTTGGTCAAGGTATGCGTACTGATAGCGCAGAATCCCTTGGTGATAGTGATCACTTTAATCAGATGGCTTTCTCAATCGAGAAAGTTACTGTTACTGCTAAGTCACGCGCACTGAAGGCTGAGTACTCACTTGAGCTTGCTCAGGACCTCAAGGCAATCCATGGTCTGAATGCTGAAGCAGAACTCGCAAATATTCTCTCCACTGAGATTCTTGCTGAGATCAACCGCGAAATCATTCGTACCATCTATAAAGTTGCTAAGCCTGGTGCTCAAGCAAACGTTGCTACCCAAGGTACTTTCGACCTCGACGTTGACTCCAACGGTCGTTGGTCTGTTGAGAAGTTCAAGGGTCTTATCTTCCAAATCGAGCGCGATGCAAACGCTATCGCCCAGCAGACTCGTAGAGGGAAGGGTAACATGATCCTCTGCTCTGCTGACGTTGCTTCGGCACTCACCATGGCAGGTGTTCTTGATTACACCCCAGCACTTAACGCTAACCTTCAGGTTGATGACACTGGTAACACCTTTGCTGGTGTTCTCCAAGGTAAGTATCGCGTTTATATCGACCCATATTCGGCAAACGCTGCTGCTAACCAGTTCTATGTTGTCGGTTACAAGGGTTCTTCCCCTTACGACGCTGGTCTGTTCTATTGCCCATACGTTCCTCTCCAGATGGTTCGTGCCGTTGGTGAGAACAACTTCCAGCCTAAGATCGGCTTTAAGACTCGCTATGGTCTTGTTGCTAACCCATTTGCTGAGGGTGCAGACGTTGGACAAGGTGCTCTTAACACCAATGCTAACGCATACTATAGAAGAGTCAAAGTTTCAAACCTCATGTGATTTAATTTTACATATTTTTTCAGGGGGTCCCAAAAGGACCCCTTTTTTTATCTAAATACAAATAAACAGAATGAAGTCTTTCTGATAAAGATAAATGGCATCAATACTAGCATCTCAAATATCAAATAGAAATTTTCTATCTCCAGTTGGATTTGAATTTTCTATAACGAAGCATCCCAAAGTAAGTTTTTTTTGTAATTCCGTTAAATTACCAGATATTACATTAGAAACTTTAACTCAATCTACTTACCTAAAAGATCTTGATATTGCCAGCAATAAAATACAATATGGAGACTTATCCATAAAATTTATTGTTGATGAGGACATGTCAAATTATGTTGCCATTCATAATTGGATAACAGGAATTGGATTTCCAGAAACTCCTGAGCAATATAAGAATATAATAACTAATAATGACAATATTGTAGATCCATTAATACAATTTAGTGATGGTACCATTAAAATTTTGAATAGTAATTACAGACCAAACGTTATAATTTCATTTAAAGATCTTTATCCTGTAAATTTATCACCATTGGATTTTAATGCGTCTATTGGAGATATTGAATACTTTACAGCAGCAGCTTCTTTCAAGTATACTATTTACAATATAAGCAATAACGTATAAATTTTATGAATCTTGAACAAATTCAGGAGATGTGGGAGAAAGACTCTCAGATCGACCCTGATAACTTACATGATGAATCTTTAAAAATTCCTCAACTTCATGCCAAGTATTATACCCTCTATAATACAATTACTTTGCTTCGTGAGAAAGCGAGAGAAACTCATAGCAAAGTAAAGTTAGAGCGTTACAACTACTACACTGGAAAGGCGGACCCTGAGGTTTATGAGGAAGAACCTTTCCCATATAAAGTTCGTGATAAAGACGCCATACAGAGGCATATGGACGCCGATGAGAGACTGAATAAAATAGACCTTAAGATTCGGTACTACGATATTATGTTAAAGTTCTTGGAGGAGATTATCAAAACTGTATCCAATAGAACTTTCCAAATCAAGAACGCCATTGAATGGCATCGCTTCCAAGCAGGTTTTAACTGAGGTAATAAATACCCATAGGTGATACTTATGGGTTATGTCTCATTTGATTATATCAAAAAAGAACGAAGTATATCTTCAAGTAAAAGCAGAACCACACGTCTACTACGAACTAGCAGATCAGTTCACGTTTGAGGTTCCTGGTGCCAAGTTTATGCCTCAGTATCGTAGTAAGTACTGGGACGGAAAGATTCGTTTATTTAATACCCAGACTGGTGAGATATATGTTGGGTTATTAGATAAACTCACAAAGTTTTGTGACGACCATGAATATACCTATGAGTTTGTAAACAACAAATTCTATGGCCTTCCATTTGAAGTTAATGACTTCATTTCAATGGAAGGTGTCAAGGATTATATGGCTGCTATTTGTAAGTATGCTCCCCGTGACTATCAAGTAGAGGGAGTATACGACGCCCTAAGACATAATAGAAGGCTGTTGATATCCCCAACTGCTTCTGGAAAGTCTCTGATGATATATTCGATTGTGAGATATCACGTTGAGCGAGGGCAAAATACTCTGATAGTCGTTCCGACGACTTCCCTAGTAGAACAGATGTATAAAGACTTTGCAGACTATGGTTGGGACGTAGGTTCATTTTGCCACAAGATATATGCGGGAAAAGAGAGAGAGACAGATTCTCAGGTCATCATAACGACCTGGCAGTCCATCTACAAACTTCCTCGTCAATATTTTTCAAGATTTAATGTGGTCGTTGGAGATGAAGCACACCAGTTTAAATCAAAGTCTCTAATATCTATAATGGGAAAACTTTCAGATGCAAAATATAGATTTGGTTTTACAGGAACTCTTGATGGAACTCAAACTCATAAATGGGTATTGGAAGGCTTATTCGGTCCTTCATATAAAATCATCAGAACAGAAGAACTGATGAAAAAGGGGCATGTTGCCAAATTGGATATTAATGTGCTTCTATTGAAACACCCACCACATAGGTTTGAAAACTTTGAAGAAGAAGTTCAATATATTATTAATCATGAGAGAAGGAATAAATTTATAAGAAACCTTGCTCTCGATCTTAAAGGTAATACTTTAATTTTATTTTCAAGAGTAGAAGGTCATGGACAACCTTTATATGAATTAATAAATAAGAATATCAGTGAAGATCGCCATTTATTTTTTGTTCATGGTGGTGTAGATACTGAAGATCGAGAAAAAGTTAGAGAAATTACTGAGAAAGAAAATAATGCAATTATTGTGGCTTCATACGGAACGTTTAGTACAGGCATTAACATTAAAAATTTACATAACGTTATTTTTGCTTCACCTTCAAAGTCTAGAATCCGCAATCTCCAATCTATCGGAAGAGTTTTAAGAAAAGGTAACAATAAAATAAAAGCAACTTTATATGACATTGCCGATGATATTAGTTACAAGTCAAGAAAAAATTACACACTTAATCATTTAATAGAAAGAATCAAAGTCTATAATGAAGAAAATTTTAATTACGATATTGTAAACATTTCGCTAAAAAACTAATGGGAGAAGAATTTTACTGTATTTTAAAATTAGTATCTGGTGAAGAAATCTTCTCACTTATAGTAATAGATGAAAATGATGGAGATCAAGTAATCGTTCTTCAAAATCCAGTTATTATAAAAATTATTAACAATAATCATGGTAGTTTTATAAAAGTTAAACCTTGGATTGAAACTTCTAATGAAGATTTTTTTATTATAAAAGAAGATAAAATTATTACTATGACTGAATGTAGTGATGATAAATTAATAGAACTTTATAATAATTATATTGTAGATAGTAATGAAGGCATAGTATCTACTAATATAACTACTGAGAATGAAGTTAAAATATCAAATACAAATAAAATGGGATATGTAGCAGGCGTAGAGGAGTCTAGAAGAATACTTGAAGATATATTTAAGAATTCTCAAT